CAGGTGGAGACACGAGGATCACTTTCAGTTTAACAAGTCTTCTTCAATATCGTTCTGTTCTTATTGTACAACAATGTTTAAGAATCATCATACTCTCTTTCACAAATCAATGAATATAAATATATACTTTTTTTGTCCCTCCTCAAAATACTCATAATATAGGGTTGAGTAACGGTGTGTGTTTTGAATATAAATATATAATATTGAGACATATAAATGCTCTATAAATGTGAACATTGTAATTATACTTCTAATAGATTGTCCAATTTAGTAAGACATAAGAATAAATTATACCCTTGTAACAAGACTTACAAAGTAAATGTATGTAATAAAGTAGTAGGTCAAAATGTTAATGCTACAAGTCAAAATGTTAATGCTNCAAGTCAAAATGTTAATGCTNCAAGTCAAAATGTTAATGCTACAAGTCAAAATGTTAATGGAACTAACAATAGTGATGTTAATAATGAAATTGTTATCAATACCATAAAAGATAAACATAAGTGTAAAAAATGTGGAAAAGAATTGTCTTCTAAACGACGATTAAAGGAACATGAAAATAAATGTTCAGGTTTACATACACTTCAATGTGTAATTTGTTTAAAAATGTTTAAAAGTGCTGCCGGTAAATCACAACATAAGAAATATGTAAAATGTAGTCTACCTATAACTCCACCTTCTTCGTCTTCCAATACTCCAAATAATAGCTCTAATAACAGTCATAATAACATCAGTATTGACAATAGTGACAATAGTATACACACCAACAACAATATCCAAATTAACATCAGAGCGGATTTTGATAAAATAACAAACGAACATATCCAAAACATTGTCAGTCAATTAAAACAAACAGACTATTTGCAAATGATTTCCGAAAATATTGACATTGGGAAATATGTTATTCCCAGAACTATGGAACAAATATATTTCAACGATAACTTTCCAGAGATGCAAACTCTTAAAAAAGAACGACGAAACGACAAGTTAGTAGGTGTTCATGTTGGTAACGGAAAATGGGAAAAACGATTGGTCGATGATATTTACAATAAAGTTATTGGTAGGGTTGAAGATTTCCATTCCAAATACTTCCAATTCATCGAGGAGAAATACATAGATGTTAAGGTGGGTAGTGCCAGGTGGAAACAAATTATGCGACCTATCAAAACATTCGGCAACACCATGTTGTGGTACGAAGGTTTTAGTGGAGATATTATCGAGAACATGGGTATCCAGCTAAATTATCCAGACGAAAACGATGAGGAAATGGATAAAATAAGAGAAAAACGAAATAAAGAGATGGAACAACTGATCAGTGAAAAAGTATACGAAGAAACATTGGCAAAAGAGAAAGTGATCCCAAATTATATTAAATTTTGAAAGCAACGAATTGCATTAATTGTATTTGTTTTTGTTTAAATTTAATATTTTCCATATTCCATTTTGTTTTTAATGGATATTGATATTGAAATATTTCTTCATTTTTTTTCGCTCATCATGATAAATATCATGGGAAAATTCAGTGAAGCATCCAAAAGGACTCTTAAGACATCTTCCAATTCTTTCTCCAATAATGATGTGTATGTGTCTCAAAGTGTGTATCTACAGTCTTGNGAAGTTAGAGGTTGGGGATTGTATGCCAATAGACTATACAATAAAGGCGATGTTATTCAAGAATATATAGGTAAAATAATATCTTTGGAACAATCCAATGCTAAAACAAGAAATAAACATTATATGTTTAATGTTAGAAAAAACCATAAAATATCGTTCGTTATTGATGCAGCGGTTGCTAGTAAAAGTAGCGCGGCGCGATATGTTAATTCTGTGACCAGTTTTACAGACAACGATCGCAACACAGAGTTCGTTCAATACAATCAAAGGATTTATTTGGTTGCAGCGAAACAGATTGTCAAACATAGAGAACTTATAAGTTTCTACGGTGAAGATACAGATAAAATTATTTGTGCATCTTGAATGACTTTTTTCTTCTCATCATCTTAAATCTTATAGAATGCCCATCTACACTTTTTACATTCTACATTGTAACGATTTCTCTGTATTACCTGTATATGTTGGGGTCACATCGAATCTCAAACAACGAATGTATGATCACAAAAATATTTCTGTTAATTCAAATCGTGTCTCTCACAATACTCCTCTCTATATGTTTATTCGTTCACATGGAGGATGGAAAAACTGGTCAATACGCTTTCATTTCGAAAAAATCTGTTCAAACTTCAAAGGCGCAAAACTTATCGAAAAACATTTAATCAACTGTTTTCCGAATCATCTAAACTCTAAATAAAAACTTGTTCTCACGCGTTTACAAGGATGTGTATAAGTATATATATTTTTTCTTCTTCATTATTACAAAAAAAAACAATGATGGCATCGTCAAAACAAATCTTTTCGAGTGTTGACAGCGAACAAGATTGTTTTATATTTGATTACAAAGATATTGCCGATCTCATATTCGATAAATTGGATTTTGTTACCATTACAGAGGTAGCGTTGGTGTGTAAACGATTTGCCTCTTTATCCAAGGAACATTATTATAAACGCCTCAAAGTGGAGATACTCAATCCAGCAAGATACAGATACGACGAATTCTATTTGCATTATATGCACACGTATTTGTCCAACAAATATTATAGTTTCTTCTACCGAATGTGTGTTGATCATTTTCTAAAAATGTTGAATCGTTACATACATTTTATAGCACCATTTGTACATAGCAATTACTGGCTTCTGTTTCTATATGATTTTGATGTAACGGAAAACATGCTCATGTTTGTCTCCAGATTAAATCACATCATACANTACAATAAACAATTTATATTCTTCGATACAAACATTGATGAAGANGAACACGCGCGAAGAATATTAATATACTGCAGAATTAATAAAATCTTNAACACATTAGACAAATACTTATATTTAAAATATCCTTGTAGATACACAAATAGCGATTTACACATGGTGGCAAAATTCAAGAAAATAGATAATCACTGTTGCATGAACAATGTAAAGTTGTCAAAAGCTTTAGAAAGACAGTTTTGTAATAAATACATTGCCTGAGAATTCTGTAGACATAATCTTTTGCATATAGACAATACCACCTATAACGACAAACAACATTTTGTATTTAGGTTTAGTATTATTTTGGAACTAATTCATTTTTTTTACATATACACCATTTTCCTTTTTATAATTCATCATGGTCTTTTGATGTATGTTTTTCATAGTGGATTTCACAAACTTTCTAACCTTTTTATATATCTCTTCCTCGTTGTTTTCTACTTCGTCCTCGTCCATCTCCAATTCATCAAATATTTCCCTGGGAATATACCCGTCCAATGCTAGGAACTCATACGCAAAATGTTTCAGTATATTCTTCTCTCTCTGTTCTATCAATTTGATTCCCAAATCATTCTTTACCTTATTGTACGCCTTAAAATATCTTATTATCATATCAATCATCTCCTCATGTATATCTTCAATTTCTCTATACTCCCATTCTTGATCCTCGTTCATTATCATAACACTGTTCCCAAACTCTTCCGTTTTTATTAATGTGTTGTTTTCCGGTCTCTCCTTGTTAAAATATATATCCTCTATTATCTTCGAAAATCCATATATCCCCTTCTTGCCAAACATACGCAATCTTTCGATTATATTCTTGTCCTTCTCCAAATATCGTATATCCTCCTTACCAAATATGTTGATATGTATGTTGTTATTATTTGTAATATTGGAGGTGTTGTTTGTTGTGTTATTAGAATTGTTTGTGTTTATATTGTTTATGTTATTATAAACCGTTTGAGGAATTAATATCGGTTGAGGTTGTTCAGTAGTGGATGGAGGGTGACAGTTACCTTTCTTTTTATGTCTATATTTTTTATCACTATTTTCGAATCTAACAAAACAAATCGGACATGTTAAACTATCAACTCCTTTACAAATTTTAATATGATAATCCAATCTGGCTTTGTTACAAAAAATCCTTTTACATCTTTCACATTGATGTTTATTTGTTACGATATTTTGTTCATTCGTTACGATATTTTGTTCATTTATTACGATATTTTGTTCATTCGTTACGATATTTTGTTCATTATGATAATTCCGTATTAGTGTATTTGTATTACCATTATTCGTCTTACGACACGGGTTCTTTCTATTTTCGTGTCTTTCAATGTTCAATTTTCGGTTAGTCGTGTATCCACAATGTTTACATTCATATATCATTTCATATACGATAATATATAATTACTTAAATAATTTACATACGCTTAATATGATTACTCAATTAGATAATATTTTTATATCAATACCATAACCACTGTATAATGTATAACCTAAATTCATACTCAAAAAATATAAATGAGTAACCTCTAGAGAGTTGAAAATTTAAAATCCTCATAACTTTTTCAGAAAAACTATGTGAACAATAAAAAATAAAAAAAAAATTATATATTTACAAGTATTGTTATCTCGACTTTTGCACTATCTGTATTTCCAAATATATGATTTTCTCCTCGTGTAAATCTTTTAATTCAAACTCTTATCAAAACAATCTCTTTTATTCTTGGATCATTCTTTTGTGTGTATCTCATCATTCTTTCTGTAGCATAACACCCTAGATGTAATCCGTCCCAGTTTATTGGACGATAACCACCGTTTGGAATATCCAAATGATTATCGCTGCTTGTGTCATTCGTTATCAATATGAATTTCGTCTTTTTTGTTTTTTTAATATTGTCCAATAAAGTGTATATGCTATCGTAATTCAAATGCTGCAACACATCTTTTATTATATACAAATCGCCATCTATTACCTTATCCAAGTCATTCACCACATCCAGAAAACAAAATGTGTAATTTTGTTTCATCGAATATCTCTTATTCATTGTTATTACGATGTTTTCGTATGCATCATAACCGTAATATTCCACATCGGTATTGTTATATATATGATAACTCGACTGCCAATCACCACATCCTAAATCAACCACCGTCTTTATATTGTTCTCTTCAATAAACCTTCTGATAAACGGGTTATAGTATTCGTCGGTTGCTTCAACACTTGATCCTTGACCACTCGAACCTAACAAGAAAGCATCACCGCTATCCCCCCAAACCTTGTTTTTATATATGTTTGTGAACACTTCTATATTGTTTATCTTATTGTTCATTTNATTTTGTAAATCTTTTTTTTTGTTGTTCTTTTACGCTTATTTAAAATATTCTATNGTGGAAAATTCCCAAAGCCCTCCAAAAACATTTTAAGAAGAACTACATTATGGTTTCTTTATAGTGATAACCATCTCCTTGTCATAAGTAGCTTCTGTACTCAATGAAGATTTTTGTCCTCCACAAAACAAGTCCTCCAATTCAAACTCTTGTATGTGTGAGTGAGTTCCTGGTCTACACCAATGTCACACGCTGCATGGATTTCGAAACGGTCCTCGTCAAAGAAGCGCGTCATTACGGTGTTGGGTGTCAAAGATGTATTATAAAATGTAGCACAACCGGATGCAAACGCCCACACAGTTCGATCATCACTCCAAGTAAATAAATAGGGGTTCTTATGACCGTCACACATGATCCTCCGCACGAGTCCCTTTTCTATCAAGTCCCCCTTATGTATCTTGCGTTTTGCAAAAGCACCCATCCCCCCATGCTCCATACACGACTTGGTGACATACACATTCACACAATCTACCTCGGACATTGTACATGTATAATGATGTATGTTTTGCTTAAATAAATTTATTTTTCTCTAACAACTCTTGTTCCCTTTCTAATCGTCTTTTGAAATATATGTTATTCCTTCGTAACATTATGTTTTGATTGTTTAATTCATCCATTTGTATTTTTTGTTCTTCTAGTCTGTTCTCCAAATATATAATCTTTTCTTCGTGACTTGTGCATATATTGCCCATTTTTAACTATATAATCTTTCTTTCAATTAAATCAATTTGTAGTAAACGACTCTCCACACCCACATTCCCCCTTCGAATTTGGATTATGAAACACAAACTCCGATTTCATTCTGTTCGTTTCATAATCCATTCTCGTTCCAATCACATGCATTAACACATTCGGTGAGATTAACATGCTTATACCATCTTGGTGTATCAGTTCGTCAAACTTATTCTTGGTGCTGGTGTAGTTCATTGTATAAGATAATCCACTACATCCTCGATTACGCAGATCCAACCGAATGTACTCTTGACTTTCTTTTTGGATTAGTTTTCGTAACTGTTTTACCGCTCTTTGGCTTAAGGTTAACACCGCTTTTTCCTTCATTTGTTTTATATAATACCTTCTTTCTTCCACCACCATTCATGTGTCCTTTCAACCTTTGAACAACGCTTAACGCATCCTCCACAGTCATTCTCTTTATCGGGTCTGATAATGTGGTTTGTTCTACTAATTTTATCAGACCTTCATATTTTGAATACTCCGAATGGGAAGTGCTGTTGGGGGTGTCTTCCACCATTTTCAACATGTCTTCCATGGTTCTGCCTAATCCAAATATGTCGAATTTATCCAAATACGGTTCGAACAATTTATCTATTTTCTTGATATCACTAGATATCATTCTTTTAGATATTGTATCATATACACATCCGAGTTCTTCGTCATATATCTTGCTCATTATACCGTCGAATAAATCTGGAAAATACTTTCTGTATCCTGCGAAAATATTTCGGTTGGTTTTCATGTTTTCTAAAAATACCTTTTTGGTATCGGAATATTTCTTTTTCCAAATTTCACATACACCATACTTCAAGTCTCTCGTATCTGGAAAAACATATGCCCTAATCTCTTGATATAATCCCATCTCCTTTGACCAATATCTGTAATTCGCCCCAAAGGCGTTCTCGAAATAGGTGGAATACTCCTGGGTGAGTCCAAAATCGATATATTTCGGTTTGTTGTCCGCTGTCATAACTATGTTTGGTGGTTTAATATCATGATGTATCACCTTGTTGTCTTTAAAAAACTTAACCCCCTTAATCAAATACTCAGCAATGTCCAACACATTGCTTACGGTCAGCTTGTTTTCTTTCATATAGTCGTCCAACGCGATCCCTTTCTCACTGTACACAACCTGTACGATTCCATGAACAAATTCCATGTTCTCTTCGGCCAACTTGTTACATTTTACGTATTCCACTTCCACATTCTTCACTTCGTCCAGAGTCAATTCACACATACTTACAGGCACTATGGTATACTCGTTGTTATGATCTATTCTGCTCATTAATTTTCCCTGATTGAAATCCTTATGGGCTTCCGCTATATCAGTAAACACTTTGGACACATAGTTGGATTGCTTGTTGTTCGTATTGGTGTTCGCATTCATTATATTACACTTCTTTATGGCGGGATGAAACACACAACCGTAAGAACCCTCCCCTAAAAACTTTCCACCCCTTATAATTTGTTTTCGATTCCTATAATTAGACATTTTTTATGATGATGATGACATTTTTATTTTGCTTCATCAAAGTTCTTTTTTATTGTGATTGTATCATCTGTTTTGATTGTTGAAAGAGGTTATGGTGAAAGAAGAATAAGCGGGGTGATGTTGTTACGATCGTATAGAAATAATGGTATATTAATAGCATCATGTTGCTTGTGGTAACGGTTGTGAAGAATCTCTATAAAAGGGTATTAACTCATTTACAACATATTCCTGTTGTTGTTCTTCGACAACAGGTTTTGAATTTGAATTTTCCAAATTAACAGATGTATTATCATCATTTGTTTCCAAAAACCTTCCAAATATTGAACTTACAGGTGAACGACTTAATTCCATAGCTTGTCTTTTTTGTGCTTGTTTTGTTTGTTTTTTAACATCTAATTTGATCTTACCATGTTCAATTTTGTATGTTTGAGTATCATAATCATTATTTGTCTGATTTGTATCTGATGTAGATGATGAATTGAACATATATGTCCCACCGACGAATACAAAAACTACAATTACAATCACAAAGATTATCATATTTAAATTTTAATTATACTTTTTTTCAACTTATATAAGCAACTTTAATTTTAATATTGTATATTACTAATGTTAATTATTAGTAAAGTTTGGAATCTTTGTTGTGGATTTTCCTATAAACATTTAAATGAAGATGAACACACATTAGAAGAATGCCCAATATGTTTAGAAGAAACACAATTAAAGTCATTACACAAATGTAAACATAAATTTTGCAATAGTTGTATTGTTCAATGGTGTTCTATCACCGATAAGAAAAAAATACCAAAATGTCCGTTATGTAGAGAACAAATTAATTTGAAAAAGAATTACCCGAACTATTCTACAATAAATAGTTAAATCGTTTCGCATAACTTCTTACAAATGCACACAACGCGTAACATAAAGATAAGACAAATCCTGCCCATAAGGTTATATCTCTACCTAATATGTAATTTGGCAGCGCGTATCGTATGAATGCAAATGTTACAAATGCAACAATAGTGTCGTACAACAACTGATTCATTTATTATTATTTACATAAAAAATTGATTAGATTTATTCTTCAAAATAGATAAATATGGCTACAACTAGCACTATAAGTCTTGTCTTGGACAAATACAAGACTTTTAATAACAATATGAATGATATATTATCATCTTCCAGAGTCAACGATAATTTTACAGAGCTTGCTATCATAAATATTCCATTGATATCCATTCAAATTAAATGCATCAGAAAACTTTTCAAATCATATATATATTCTAGTTATAACAACGATAATAACAACTTTTTCATCATAAATGAATACATCAAACCAAATATCGTTACACTTAATGAGTACAATTACATTCTAAAAAATGACTATGGATTCTTTTTCAACAAACACGATGTTCACAACGCTATCGATTTCTACAACTTTACATTGTCTATGTTTTACGAGCAACTACATATGTGTATAAATACATTGATGAAAAATATTTAATTATATCAAATGCCTTCAGAAAATCATCAACTCACTATTGACGAACAAATCATCGATTATCTCAACCATGTGAAACAAGTTAATCCAAAATCGTATCTTAAATACTCTATTGGTAGTATGGTTCTTTTCGAACACACAACTCATAAAACTGCTTAAGAACTTGGTTCTATAACAAATTATCTTTAACTAAAACTCAAAAAAGATGCATTCAATATCATTAACTAATTTTAAACCGTCTGTTCTCAGCGAAGACTATGTAATTATCAAAGATCCTAAATTTATGTTATATAGTATCTGTTTCTATTTATCTGTCATTAACTTCTTCTACGGTCACAACTTCAATTTCAAATATACTAAATATCTGCTCTGTGTCCACAATCTTATATCCATTATCTCCAGCGCCTACATCTTTGTAGGAATCCTAAAGGAACTGTATACCCATAATTATTCGTTTTACGGAAACGAACTGGATACCGAACACAACGCTTTAACTCACTACATGTGGGTGTTCCATATGACCAAGTATTACGAGTTCATGGACACCTTTATCATGGTTCTTAGAAACAGCTACAGACAAATATCATTCCTGCATGTGTATCACCATATATCGACTGTTTTGTATACATGGTACATAATCTATGATCATCCAGGTGGTGATTACTATTTAGGTCCTCTTCTAAACTCATGGGTTCACATATGGATGTACACATACTACCTACTATCAAGTATGATGTCGAAAGATAGTCGAAAAAAATACTTGTGGTGGAGTCAATACCTCACCAAAATGCAAATCGTGCAATTCGGAATTAACATCACTCACAGCGTGTACTCGCTTTTGTATTCGCCTTACGACACACCGCTGTATATTGTGGGCTTTGTGCATCAACTGTCCTTTGTAGTGCTGTTTGGACACTTTTACTACCAAAAGTACAAAAAACAAAAACCACAATAGATCTTAAACATAATTTTATCATTTGTTCATCACATTCAGACGAGACATCGTAGGATTGAATTCAATTCTGTGTTTCTTATCTAATTGTTTGGGTTGAACCAATTCCTTCAACCAGGAACCGTATATATTGTCATTTCCGTATATACGAAACTCGTTTTGTTTTTGAAATATTTGTTCCAATACATTACTGTCGTTTGCGTGTATACGGGGCGTTAATGGTGGAAACAATGACTGTGAAGANTGGGGTGTTAATGGCGGTGAGAGATGAATGTCCAGATCGTTATACAAACTGCTGTTCGTGAACATACCATAGANATTGCTCGTGTTCGTGTAGGTGTCTCGCAACAATCGAAATCGATTCATTTCTATATACAAGTAGNTGACAGAGTTTAAAATCAAATTTTTTATTATCTACATGTTGGATTGCCTCTACCACTACAACTTGTACCAGGTTCACATTGAATAGAACTAGAAAGACGACCGCATGAATCTGNTCGTAATAAATAATTTCTACAACTTTTTTCATATTCTTGACAATTGTCTCTATTTCCTTCTNTCACACATCTTTCATGACAATATCTGCCTGGACAACATTCATCCGTAGAATTCTTATTTTGACATAATCCATCAGTACATACTGGTGTTGCTACTGGTATTGTTACTGGTGTTGCTACTTGTTCACACACAGAAGCTATAAAATGTACATTCGGTTGGCTTCCAGGAGGACACTCTACACACCCAGCTGGTGAATTTGCTGCTCTAACTTTATTGCTGAAGTCAGAACATAAGGTAGTACAATCACTAACAACACCTGCACTAGGTGCTTGAGTTCCTGCCGGACAATGTTGATTGCAATATGCATCATCCGAATTCGATCTAACTTTTCCTAATGGACAATCTTCACAATTTATTGCGCCTGAATATTCATTAGGTTGTTGTAGACCTGGACAATGTTCACATTCTTCCATATTTGCGCTTCTATATGTTCCGTATGGACAATCGACACATCCATTGACACTAGCACTATCTGATACACTAGCAATATCTCTCTGTTTACCAGCTAGACAATTGCTACATCCAGTAGGAGGATGTGCACTGTAAGTGGGACACAATACACATACACCATTATCGTCATCGTAATAGTTTACAGGACAATTTGGTTGACATGTCCTACCAGAACAAACCATATCTCCACAACAATCATTACCCAGAGTACATTCACCACCAACAACTGCACATGGTGTGTAATTTATATGTCTATAGAATGTGAACCTGTTCCATACATGATCTTGATTATCTAAACTTTCTAAAGTAGGATTTCTGTAATTTTCATCAAGTATTCCCAAATATATTCGAAAATTTCCTGTTACATCCGCAATACTTAAATCTATGTTAATTTCGCCTTTTAATATTCCATCAGTGCTGAATACATCACTTAAATTGTATTCATTAGCTTGACTTCGTGTTTTAGTTATTGTATTACCATTAATATTAATACTAATATCTTTCCATGTTTCTCCCTGAGGTAATATCCCTATTTCGATATACCACAGATCATAAAACGGATGATTAATTGACTTATTTAATGTAATATGTGATATGGTTAATGTATTATTGGTTATTGATGTAGTTACGAGAGCACCATAATTAAATGGTATAATCGGTCTTGTCCATCCACCTGATTCACACAACTCCCCACATCCGTCGTTTATTGGTGTAATTCTAGAATCTCTAGAATCTCTATGAGTATGTGGTTCGAAATCAGGAACACTCGGATCTAATGAAGATACTGGCGATTCAATATCTTCATGATAAAACTTCTCGATTGTTCGA